ACGCCCCCCCCACCACACACCCCACCACCCCCCCGCGCGCCGGGGGCGGGCCCCCCCCCCCCCAAAAGCACTTATGTTTATTGCCTTAGCGTTTATTTAACCTTCTTAGCCCGATTTTCCAACACTCGCGCAATCACCTTCTCACGATTTCGCTGATACCAGTCCGCCTTGCGCATGGCCTCGGCCTCTTTGAATTTGTCATCGGTCGCATACTTTTTTGTGTATTGCCGCGCCATGAATTTCTTCTGCGTTTTTTTATTCGCGTAAGGCATAGGTCAAATCCCCCACCATGCTTGTGCGTCCGCTCTGGCTGCGGGAACGGCATAGACTCGTTGCACCATCGCGGAGTTGGAATGACCCATCTGGAATGCCGTAAGGTTGGCGCTCTTGCACCGCGCCAAATGATATGTGGCAAACGAATGCCGGAGCGAGTTCTCCGGAAACCCATCCCATCCCAGCTTCGCCGCCAGCCGCCTGCGCTCCTCGTAGAACGCCCGCGCACTCCCCGGCACGATCCGGCCCTTCTTGCCGGTGAAGAATTTCTTCCTCCGTGTCATCGGCTCCGTGAAATCCACGATCCGGTCCATCATGCCGTCATGCTGTTTGGAGACCTCCGGGCGAACATAAACCTGCCCCGCCTTCACATCGATGTCCTCCCAGTCCATCCGCTGAACCTCAATCGACCGCAGGCCCGCGAACCCGCCCAGCAGGATCGACGCCCGCATTGAGTCGCCCATCTCCGCATCGAGGAGCGCCCGCATCTCCTCGGCCTTGAGGATGCCCTTCCGCGACCTCGCCCGTGGGCAGTCCACCGCCCGGAAAGGCGACCGATCCAGCAGGTCCATCTTCACGCACCAGTTGAAGAAAAGCCGCACATAGCGGTAGACCGTGGCCCGCTGCGTATCCGATCCCGGAATCTTCGCGAACCACTGAACCATCATCACTGGCGACACCGCTTTGAGTTGGCACTGGAAATCCCGCGCCAGCCACTTCCCCACCTTCTCCACCTTTTCCCGGTGAGACTTCGACCTCTCTTGGAAAAGTGCCACAAACATTGCCACAACCCGCTCCATCGTCGGGCCGTCCTCATCTGCCAGCGCATCCGTCCCACCCTTCTGGAGCTTCGCCAACAACCTCGGACCTTCCGTCCAAGCCTGCGCCTCCGTAGGATAAAAGAATCGAAGCCTGCGCCCTGCCAGCGATTTTGGTATAGTCAGAACCCAAGGCGAAGTCCTCCGCGACCGATCTTCTGTAACTCGATACGACATAACTGGACAAACCTTGTGGCAGTTGTGGCATTCCCGCAACCTTTATTTGTCTTTTTGAGTCCAACCTTGTCCCGCAATGTCCAGACACGAAAAACCCGCAGAGCCTTTACTAATGGGCTTCTGCGGGTTGATATCGAAGGAACTACCGGCGGTCGGGATCGAACCGACACTCCTTGCGGAACGCGATTTTGAGTCGAACTAACCTATGTTGTGAATCAACAGGTTGCGTTAGCTTGTGGCAGCTTGTGGCACGGCGGGGCGGATTCGGATGAAGTTTCTGGCTATGGTTTTTTGGCGGGCTTTCCGCCAGACTCCGTCTCCAGATTCGCTGTCTCGCTCCCCTCGCCCGTTGGTGTTTCCCTCGATGGTGATGATCTGGTGGCCGGAGTCGGATTCGAGGATGCCGATATGAGAGAAGTCGAAGACGACGATGTCGCCGGGTCTCGCGAGTTCTCGGTCATGCAAAATTATTGTGGTCTTCGGGCGGGCTTTGGCCCATCCGAGGAAGCCGTAGGCGAGTGCGGTTTTTGGTCGCCACTCTTCGGGCGTGGAGGCTTGGAGGTTGAGCCAGTCGCGGACGCCGGGGCGGTCGAGCCACTCGGCGATGCACCAGTCCACGAATGCCGCGCACCATGGCCATGATGCGGGCTTGAGGTCGGTGGCTTTCTGGTAGTCGCGGATTTTGGACCCGTTGTTGTTGCCGCCTTCCTCGCGGACTCCGATTTGCTCGGCGGCGATCTGGGCGAGGAGATTCGTCATTTGTCTTTGAGGGCTTTTGCTTCGCCGAATTTCGACCAGGCGTGGGAGAGATCGTCGTTGCCGGGGAGGTCAGGGTTTTGAAGTGGGATGTATTTCACCGACACGCTGACTTGCAGGTTGCCGAGTTCGCCTCGCCGGTCACCGAATGGCGGGACGGGAACGCTGACGCATGATGTGAGGAATGCCAGCGCCAGACAGACGAAGGCGAAGACGATCATGCCCGCTGCGATCCGGCGAGGTTTCATCCCTTGCGGAAGATGTTGATCGCGCCGACGAGGCCGAGGCCCGCTGCCGTGATGGCTTCTTGGTGCTGCGGACTGAGCGACACGCCGAGGGCTGTGAGGACCAGCAGGATGCCCCTCCATGTTGAGTTCTCGTTGAGCCGGTCGAGCAGGTAGTTGAGTGGTTTCATGTTGTGTTGATGGTATCAGTCAAAACAGGTGAGTTGTCAATCTTCGGTGGTGGCGTCCACGGCAGAATCGGCGAGGCCAAACAGGTCTTTGGCGAGATGCGTCATTGATGCGGTGGCCGCGATGTTTGGGTGCATGATGCCAAGCGACGAAATGATTTTGTCGATGTCGCTGAAAACATCGCGCATTTCGGTGTCGCCGGACAAGTGATCCGGGAGGCGTTTGATTGGGCCAACGGCGCTGGCAACCGAGAACAACGATGTCTGTGGGTTGTATTCCCCGGCGGATTTGTAGACGGCTTCCTCCAACATTGACCCGAAGACTGGTATTCCGTAGAGCGGCTGGGTTGCCGCAGCCATCAGGAATCGTTTTGGGTTCCAATATTTGTCATCGAAAAGTTCCTCGTCATCGTCGTCTTGGGTGTCGCGCCAGATGGATCGCAGGATTTGAGAGCCGATGGCATTCACTGCCAGCACATAGGCTATGGTCTGAAGTTTTGTGGCGGTGTCTCGTTCGGCAAACGAATACGCGACCAATGCGAGGTTTTTCCGAGCCTCGGAGGCAAACGCCCATCCGGCGCGGGCCAGCGGGTTGGTCGAGGTGTTTTCGTAAAGCGAGCGAGCGCCTGCGCGTGTTGGCTGCGCTATGCGGTCGGTAGCTCTTTCCGCAGTGTTCCGGGCGTAGTCTTCGGCTTGCTGTCCGGCAAGGCCGAGTTCCTTGGCTTTGGAGAGGTGCCAGTCGTAGACGATTGCGTAGGTGCCTGCTGTAAAAAGACCATCAGCGCCGGAGAGTAGCATTCCAAGGCGTTTCCCGGCTTGTTGAATGGCTGTGGGCTTTGCGCCTTTGAGTCCCTGCATCGCCATTTGGACAACTGGTGGCATTTGTTTTATCCGGCGCTGGATGTAGTCGCTATTGAGCGCGGCATCCCAACTGAGTTGCCCGGAGAGCAATTTGCCCATGCGTTTAAGATATGGTCCCGCAGGCACCTCGGCGAGGGCCGCACCAAGTTGTGTGGACTGAATGAGGAGGGTGGAAATACGACCCACAAGCGCCACCTGCGAAGCACGACCGAGGACATTGTTCAGTCCTTGGTTGAGCGCCAGATGCGCCCCGGCATCGCGGGTTCCCCCCTGCGAGAAATAGTCGAGCCATGCGTTGAGCATTTTCCTTGCCTCGGCCCCACCTTTTTCTTCCACCGAATTCTGCACATCGCGATTCCGCAGGATGCCGTTTGCCTCGGCAATCATTGGCGCGAAGGATTTCCAATGCTCCATCTGGAGTGTGTGGGAAATGTAGGTTTGCAGGACATCTTGGAACCTCGGTTCCGCGATGGCCGTGCCACGGGTGCGGAGAGCGCCGGGGCTTGTGCTGGCCCCAGACATAGCCGATCCGCTGACCGGATCGAGAACCTGCCCGGTGGGCGCGTTGACCGGCTGGACGGTGACGGGCGAATAGTTTCGGATTTGCGGGAGGTTGACTCCGTTGAGTTCGGAATAGACGGCGTTGATATTGGCGTATTCGTTGGCATACCGCTGGCCGAGCCAGTCGCGGAGGGCCAGCGCCTCGGTGGAAAGGTTGGCGAGAATTTCATCCACGAATGCCTGGTTGTAGTGCCACTTGCCGGATGGCCTTCCGGCTTCGTCCATCTCGCCCTCCATGTGGCGGCGACCATCCTCCTGCGCCCACATCATCACAGCAGAGAGCGCCTCCAGTTCGGACATCTTGATCCCTTTCACCGTCATGCTTGGCTGCGTGAGTCGGTAGCGAAGACGCTCGCCATCGAGCAAGTTTCCTCCCGCGAGGCCGGTGAAGAAATCCTCCAGTTCCTGCATCTTTGCTTGCACGCCGTCCTCTTTTGTATTTTCGGCTTGGCGTTGCTTGTCGATGATCGTGTTGGCAACCTCGGTGTTTTCCCCGAAAAGCACACCGACCACTTGGTCGAAATTGAGCAGGTTTAAAATGTAATCTTTCCAGCTTCCTTTCAACCCGGAGTCAGCAATGGCTTTGGATTTGCGACCCGCGAGGTCACCGGCTTTCCCTGTGGCGGCGATAGCATCGAATCTTGCGAGTTCGCGCTCCTCGCGCTGCCGGATGACTTTTTGTGCGTGTTGAGCATAGGCACCGTTCCAAATGCGGCTTGCCTCCATGAGCGCCGTCCTGCGGCGATCCGCATCGGCGTTTTTCCAATCACCCGTGAGCGCCACCAGCGCGGCCTCGATCTGCGCTCGCGCTTCTTGCTCGGCGGTAAGTTCGCCGGAAGCAATCATAGAATCCAACCCGGCGATGTGCGCGGCGACTTGGGTGGCGTTCATTTCCACCGAATCCCGCACCACGGCAAACAGGTCTTGTATGTCGCCACCGATGCCCTTGGGTTTCTCTCCCGGTTTTGCTTTCTTGGGTTTGGTTCGGTCGAGGAGCTTGCGGAACGCTTCGTCGTATTCCCGGCGGAGGGTCTTCTCCAGTTCGCGGTCGATCATCTCAATCCGTTTCTTGAAGAAATCAGCAATGGCGCGGTCGGCGCGAGCGGTGCCAAGGTTTTCCTTGGCGGTGTAGCCGGGAGGAAGTTCGGTCTGTTGACCGGCAGGCCCGATGCTTAATCCCTCGCGCATCCACGCCGAGATGATCGCGCCGTTCATTCCGCTGACTTCGCTGATTTTCTCACCGTCCTTGAAGACATCGTGCGGGGCAATGCTGGCAAGACGGGTGTATCCGCCTACGCGCCCGCGAATGTCCGGCGGGAAGATTGAAAGGATCGCGTCAAGTTCGCCGAGGGCTTGCAGGAGTTGCGTCCGACGGAACGACACGGTTCCTGCGCGGAGGTTGTCGAGCGCCTGCTGGTTGTTTTGGATGAGCGTGGAGAACTTTTGCTTGGCCCGCTCGTAGACGGCGATCCGGGCATCCGGGCCTCGGTTCATGCCGCCCAGAGCCTTGTTCACCCGGTCGATCTCGGACTGGCTGGCTATGGAGTAGTTGGTGTCTGCTTCTTCTGCTTCCAAATCTGCGGGGTCTACATCCTCCTGCGCTTGCGCTCCGGATCGTGCCACCATGACGGCATCCAAATAGTCTGCTGGCTTTGCTGCGGCGTTGGCCACGCCGGTGCGGGCAAAAAGGTTTTTCTCGCGATACCAGATGATGGCCTGCATATCGGCCTCAGTGAGCTTCATGCCAAGTTTTTCAAGTTTGGCTTTTGCCTCCAAAACCACCTTGGCGAAATACTGCCGGTGCGTCTTGTTCTGCGGAGCGCCTTTCATCCCGCCGATGCTGAAGATTCCGCGAGCGGCCTTTTCTATTTTGTAGCCATCGGGGAATTTGAAATATCCCTTTTCGGTGTAATCATTATCCCCTCGCGCCCAGCGTTGGAAAAGCGTGAGAGCCGCCTGCACCGTGGCTTCGTCGTCCTTGAGCGCCTCTATGAAATCGATCCCATAGGTGCGGACTCCATCCTTTTTCAATTCCTCTCGGAATTTGGTGATGGCCTTCTGCATCTTTTCGGAATCGAGCGGGACAACCGTTTCACCCAAGAACCGATGCATCGTGCGGGTATACCACAAGTCCATCGTGATGGTGTCGAACTGCCCGCGCAGGTTGTTGAAGAAGCTGCCAATCTTGGGACCAAGGACACGATTGCCGCGCACCGTGTCTTTGAGGGTCACGCCGGTTGGTGTTTTCCCGAACTGGTCGCGCAGCGCCTGCCCGGTGACCTCTCGGTCCATGAATTCAGCGTAGCCATCCAATCCATGCTCATCAATGAGACCTTGGATTTGAGCGAGGTTGGAGTTGATTGGGTCCGATGATTTCGCAAACTTGAAATCTATCGGGATTCTGCCGGTTCGTTTGTATTCGTTGTAGACCTTGTTGGCCTGCTTGAAATTTTCGACAACCGTGTAGCCCTGCGATGTCGTGGCAAGGATGCCAATGTAGACTGCAAGAGCATTGGAATCCGTTGCAAACTCTGGGTGCAGTTTGGAGAGTTCGCGGATTGTCTCCTGCACCCGCTCGTCATACCACCCCATTCCGGAACCATCACCGGCCAGCCCGTCGATGATATCGTAGACGAAGGCGTCCGATGCGATATCGATGCCTTCTTGCCCACCGATTTGAAAGGATGGCTTGCCGAAGACCTTGTTGAACCGGGCGTCAAGGTATAGCCCAAGCTGGCGGATATTGTCGAACTGCTTGCCCTTGAGTTCGGTCTCGATAGCCAGCGCCGAAGTGGAAGGGCGCTTGAGCTTCTTCTGGATTTTCTTGGCCTGCTCCGAAATCTTCAGAGCAGATGCGTAGCGATCTACGCGCCGTTCCGCCCGATCAACAACATCGAGGAGGGCTTCGCGTTGCCCTTGTTGGAGTAAACCCGCTCGGCTCCGAGCGCCTTGGAGATAGCCTCGATAGTCGCTTTCGGACGGGAATCTTGCGGATCCCGCCCTCGTTTGAGTGCCTCCGCGAGAGCTAATGTTGCCGGATGCGCTTTGGTTGCTGATGTAGTCATAAACCTTGGATATATCCTCGTCTGCAACGCCAGCCAGAACAAGTGAAAACTTGCGGGTCTTCGTGTCATAGGTGAACCCATTCAGTCCGGCATTGTTCAAATCCTTGGCAATAGCCAATGCCGAATCGGCTCCTTTGGCTTGGAATTCCAGCACGGTATCTTTCCCGGCATCGTCATCCTTCCAGAGCATGACGGCATTTTGCAGTTCCGGGGCCGAGGCTCCGACGATTGCCGCCATCTCCTGCGCCATCTCAAGGTCATCCGTGTCGAAGAGGATAGCCTCTGGAACCTCCAGACTGATCTGCCCACTTTCAACCCATCCGCCGATGACCGGCTGGCGGGATTCAATTTTCACGCCATAAGCCTTGGCGACATCATCGATGACTTGCTGGAGGTGGATGAATTTTGCGGACGATGCCCGCTTCTGCATTTCCTTTTTGTTGAGTTCGGAAAGCGAGTCTCGGCGCAGCGGGGCGACCGTCATGCCGATGCTGTAGTTGGTCGCGCCGGGGGATGGCGCGGCGAGGGCATCCGCTGCGGCGATGCGGTTGCCGTTCTCCTCGGTGATGCGGATGAGGTTCTCGTCGAAGATTACATAATTGGATGTGCCTTGGCCTTCGGCTCGACTATCGCCGTCAAGGTAGCGGATGCCGGGGATGCCTGCGGCGAGGATGGCTTCGGAGGCCGCTTTAGGACTTCCTTTTGTTGAGGCTAAAAGCCGATACAAAGATTCTCCCGTGTCTGTTGTAGCTATTCCGCCAGCAGAATGTTTTTTGACCCAATCAATAAATTCTTCAGCAACTTCCGGGGCGGCTTCTTTAATTTCGTCCCATACTTGGAAACCAAATTCCTCACCATATCCTCCAGATTCTACGGCTTCATTGATTACTCTGTTCAGTCTATTTTCCGAATACCCAGACGGGCCATTTTCAGATAGATCGTCAACTAACCTTCCTGTCCAATACTCAATCGCATCTCGGCTAACTCCAAATGCAGACGCTAATCCATTGCGAATTTTCTCACTCTGCTCGCTCAACGGCTTGTCCCAGTCGAGCAGGTCTTCCAGTTCGACATCAAGTTCGACGGTGTAGATGTTTCCTTTGTTTACATCGAGCGACTTGCGTCCTTCTTTTACTCTCTTATCAATAAGATCGGCTATTTGCTTATTGCCTTCTTTTCTAAATTCAGATGATGCCAAGGACAGGTCTCCCCCATTACCAACTAACTTTTCTGCTAATTTTGAAGACGCAGAATGACCTCCCAATCCTATCAAAGATAGATGTTTATTGATTTTTGCAACCGGATCAGGGGTTAGATCATCCCTGTATTTTTTTGCTACACCAAACTTTTCTGCAAAATATAATCCCCAACCATAAACCTGCGCTCCTTCGCCGCTTCCGATCTTTTCGGTGGTGAACTTGTCCACCTTGTGCGGCGTGCCGTGGAACGCGCCTATGCTGTAGTTCGCAGGGCCGGTGATCGTGGCGTTGCTGGCGCGGATCGAGGGAGTATCAGTCGAAACTGCACTGGTTCGGGAGCCGATGGAGAAGTCCATGAGCATCTGCCCGCCATCGGTGATGATGTCTTTACTGACCCTGCTGCTGGCGGTGTCCACACGGGCCTGTTGGTTGAGGCCGACCGAGTCGGCGAGGAGGGATTCAAAGTTGGCGTCCACCTTTCCCTCGGCAATGAGGCGCTTGAGGTTGTAGGCGCGGCGGTAGATGTCTTTGACGACGATGGCCATCCGGCGCAGGAATCCACGGAATCCTTCGGGAATCTGATCTTCGCGGACATCACCGACCATGTAGGCCAAGGCAACATCGGAAAACGACTCGATGACATCGGTGTCGGTTTCAGTGCGGAGCCTGTATCCGGTGATGCGTTTGCTATCGATTTGCGGGATGATCTGATTGAGGTTTTCTCGCACCCATTCCATCTTGATGCGTCCTTCCGCGATGGCGCGTTTCAGATTGTCCTGCGCGACATCTCGCACGACCTTGTCGCCGGTCGCGCCTTCGTGGATTTGAATTACGGATTTGAAGATACCCTCGGCAAGAGTGCCTTGGTTACTGGCGAGGACCGGGAAGTTGGCGAGTTCGGCGGGTTCGGAAATATCCTGCCCGAATGCCCGGACGGTCTCGAAAAGGTTGTCGAGGTTCTTCTCGCTGGGGTTGGCCTCGTAGTCGGTGAGAAGGTTGCGCGGAGCATCGCTCAAAAGGAACTTCTGGATATCCTCGCCGCGACCGGCGGCTTCATTCATCTGGTTGAAAAATGAAATGGACTCAAAGATGCCACGGGTCGTGCCGGTGATCTGGGTGCGGAGGAGTTCGCGGAGGGCGATCTGTGCGGTTTGCTCGTCTGCGGTGCTGTATCTGACCTCGCCCTTGGGATCGCGGATGACAAACTTCTTGGAACCGTCTGCGAGGGTTTCGCGTGTGAGCGTGTGCGTGTTGGGGTCTTGCTGCTGCTCTTGGGCGGAAGCGATTTTCCCCTCCATGTAGGCGATCCCTGCTTTGACATTCTCCGGGGTGAGCTTGCCGAATGCGGTTTGGAAGTTCTGCTGCACCTCGGCGAGGTTTTTGCCGTCCTCGATTTCTTTGATGGTGGCATCGTCCATGCCCATGGAGCGGTAGATGTCTTGGCGCTCCTCAAATTGGGCGAATCGCTTGTTGTCCGCGAAGGTGGCCACGCCTGTTCCGAGGAGGATTGTTGGAAGCGATGCGGCGAGGACATCGAGGCGGGAACCTCCCCATTTCTCAAGGATGGGTTGCCATTTCACATCCGGCACATCGGCTCCGAGCGCCTCGGAGACATCCTGCACCAGCGGGGTGGTGAGGTCTTGTGCGCCTTCCACAAGTTGCTCGCCTGTGGCGGCGGTCAAGAAGCGGACGCCTGCGCTGCCAGCTTTCCCCACGCGAGCGGGGTTGCCGATCTTCCGCATGAGTTTCTCAAAGACAGGGAGCTTGCCGAAGAGCGCCTTTGCCCCGGTGCGCTCCAGCCCGGCTTGGACGGCTGCGCTCACGCTGCCGACCTGCACAGCCTGGTCCACGCTCATGCCTTGTTGGCGAAGCTGGTTGTATTCGTCGGAGAACATGGCAGCGCCTGCGGCATAGGGTCCGACGACAGGGACAAGGGCGGTGGCGGTGTAGGCCAGACCCTGCGGGGAACCGTAGGCCATCGCTTCCATGAAACCGAGGAACCCGCCCTTGTTGATCTTTTCGATGGGGTCGAACTGGTTGTCGGCCACGCTCTGGAGTTCGCGGACGACCTCGAAACGCTTCACCTTCTGGCGGGCTTGGTCGGCCTCGGCGGCGATCTCCTCCGGGGTGACCTTGCGGAGGTCGGCTTCGTCGTAGAAGGCACGGTTGGCGAGCGGGATTTTTTCTCCCGTGGATTTGGAAATGTAGTAGTCCGGCGGGGATGCCTTGTCCTCCAGCATGCGGAGGTCGGACTCTGCGGCCATCTCCTGCGCGGTGAGCGCCCCGGTGCGGACCATGTTGAGGGTGCGGCTCCAGCTTTCGCCCCACTGCTCCATGAATGTCTTCGGGTCTTGACCGGCCTTTTGCGCTCCAAGCACGACCGAGGCGTAGGCCCGCTCGCGCACCGGCTTGGGCATGGAGGCGAGGGTGTCCACCATGGAGTCCATTTCCTCTTGGTTCTTGGGGTTGGTCTCCCCTGCCCGTTCGGTGTCGCGCCCGGTGACTGCGGCGAGGTGGTCGTAGACCTTTTTGAGAGGCTCGGCGTAGTCGCGGAGCATGCCCTCGGTCTCGGTATGGAAGGCTTGTGCGGATTCCAAGAGCGGAGCTTCCCATCCCGGAGGCAGCTTCTTGATCGACTCGGCGTTCTTGGTCTTCCAAGTCTCGATGAGTTTCGGGACATCCACGGGATCGCCGCCGCCGATGGAGTCGAAGAGGGAAAGCGCGATGTCGCCGGGGATTTGATTTGCCGCCTCGGATACCTCGTTGCGGGCATCGATGCCTTCTTTAATGAGGTCGAAGGTTTCCTTCTCGGACATCCCTTTTTTCCCTGCCACCGACTCGGTCCACTTGTCGCGGAATGAGGAGTAGATATCCTGCTGCTCCTCCGGCGTCTGGTCGAACTGCGAGGCGATGAACTGCCGGTTGGCAATGTTGTAGCGGGAGTCCTCGTCGAAATCCTGCAACCCGGCCTCGTTCACATAGCCATCGAAGTCGGAGTAGATTTTGTTGAGCGTATCGAACTGCTCGCGCTTCTGGTCGGCATCTTTCTGGTCGGCCCAAAGGCGAAGCGCCTCGGCGCGGGATTCGCGCTCCGCTCCCTCCAGAGTGTCAAATTCGTTGTAGTATTTGGTGGCTGTGTCGTCGTCGATAAGTTCGACCGGCGTAGGTGTGACGGAGAGCATTAGGAAAGATTGGAAATTTCTGGAAGAGGAGTGTCGAAATCGACTTCTTGCGCGGCCTTGGCGATGTCCTCCTTGGAGGAGTTTTTGTTGATGCTATCGGCCTTGGAGGTCTTTGGTGGGGCGTCGATTTTTTTGCGGACATCGTCGGTCGATGTCGGCGGCTTGGAGGGTCCGAACCATGAACCCGGATACCACCAGGATGACCCGCCGGATTTGATTTTTTGGACATTCTTATCTGCGGCGAGGATTTCGTTGAGCTTCTCGTAGACCTTGGTCTCGTCCGCTGCCTCCTTGGGATTTGCCTTGGCCCAGCTTTCCAAACTGTTTTTGAACTTGGTAAACTTCTGCCCAGCGGCGAGGTATTTCGGCACTTCGGAGTCCGGCATCTTGCCGTCCTTTTCTGTCCATGTTCCGAATTGGCCTTTGGTGAAAAGGGTCTTGAGTTGAGAGGATGCTTCGGTGAGCGGGGTGGCCTCTTTGGGGTTGTTCCACTTGTCGCGCAGGGATTGAAGGAGTTCGCCACGCTCGCCTTCGGGAAGCTGGCGGATGGAGTCTTTGATTTTGAGGTATTCGGAGCGGTCCTTGTCGTCCTTGCTCGCATCGTAGGCATCGACCATGGCAAGCAGGGTCGGACGCATGGCGAGGGCTTTTTCAATTTCCGCCGGGGTCTTATCGAGAGTCTCGATGGCCGAAAGAATCCGGCGCTCCGGGAGGATGCCTTCAGCGACCCGGCGGATATCCTCCGGCTTGGTGAGTTCCCCGGAAAGGATCAATTGATCCAAGTCGTCCTCGATGTTGTTGCGGTAGACGCTGGCTTCGCTGCGGGCGTTGCTGTAGGCGCGGACGATGTCGGCCTTGTCGGTGAGTTCCGGAAAGAGTTCTGATTTGCCGGTTTCAATCGCCTTTTCCAGATCGGCTTCTGCGCCGATGGGGTTCTGGATGATGGTGCTGGCGACATTGGCGTTGCGCTCTTCCTTGGCCTTGCGGGCGTGGTTATCTGCCAAGCGGGCCACGGCGAGTTTGCCTGCGGATTCAGATATGATTTCGTCCGCGACCGCTTTGTTGTAGATGCCGATTGCGCCCTCAATGTCGTCGTCGGCGATCTTCATCAAGGCGTTCGCTTCGATGTCCTGCTGGTAGCCTTCGATGCGTTTCTTGTTAGCAGCACCTTCGATCTGGATGCCGGACATTTCTCCCCAGCGTTCAAAGGCGGGGGAGAGAGAATTGGCGGCGTTATTGCTGATGCCGATCTCGCCGATGGCTTTTTTGGTTTGCTCGACATTGGCGGCCCATTTCTCCTGCCACTTATCGACCGGCGTGTTCATCTGATCGTTCTGCTGCTTCTCGAAAGCCGAGCGCATGAGGGTCTCGGCGCGGGCGAGGTCGGCGGTGTCTTTGGCCTTGGCCATCTTGTCGCTCCATGTGAGGGCGACCTCTCCGACTTGGCCGACTTGGTAGGCGATCTTGCCCCATGCGGCGTCCTCTTTGGAAAAGGCATCGAGCGCCAGCGTCTGGTCGAGCATCGACTTTGCTCCACGGGTGGCGATGGAAGAATCGACCATCGCGGCTCCGGTGAGCTTCGCGGCCTGCGGGGCGAGGATGCCGGTCGATGGGCCGAGGGCTTGCGGGCCTGCGTTGGGAATGTCGGCGAGTCGGATGGTTGGCATGGGTTAGGAAAAGGCTATGCTATGGGTCGCCTTACTTGGGCGTATGGGTTGTAGGCTCCTCCGGGTGATGTCGCTCCAGTCGCCGCTGCTTTGGATGTCGAGTTTCCGTAGGCGGACATGCCGATCTGCCCCATCTGGGCGAGGCCGCTTGCTCCGGCGGCGTAGCCTCCGAGTTGGGTGGCGCGGCTGGTTGCCATGCCTGCTTGCTGCTCGATGGCGGCTTGGCGCATGGCGATGCGGTAGCCGGCGCCTGCGGCCTTCTCGGCGAACTGCGCGTCATTGAATGAAATCTGTGCGCTCTTCTTGGCCATGGCGCTGGAGAAGAGGTCGGCGTTCGTGTTGAAGTCGCCGACGAGGCTATTCATGTCGGCCTCGTAGCGTTTCTTGTTGCTCTCCAAATTGGCGAGGAGCTTGGTGTCGGCGACCTGCATCTCGTAGAGGTTGGCGGTATCAGCCAAAACAGCAAGAGGAGAGCCTTCGGGGGTCACGCCGCCCTTGGCGAACTGGCTGCGCTGGAGGCCGAGGATGCGGGCCTTCTCGGCGCGGATGCGCTCGGCCTGCTGGCGGGCTTGGGAATCCACCCCATCGGCTTGGGCGCGGAGTTGCTGCGCCTGCTGCTGGACGAGGATGTTGTTCATGTTCGCCTGGTCGCCTGCGGACTGGGCGTTGAACATGGCGAGTTGGGAGTTAAACTGCTCGGCCTGCGCGGCCCGCTCTGCGGCCATGCGTTGCCATGAGGCGTTCTGCTCGTTGATCTGGCGGTTGTAGTCCGCGATGGCGGCTTGGGATTTCGACTGCTGGTCGGCGGAATACATCGCGATGCCGGTCGAAGCGGCTGTGGCAAGAACCGATGCAGTAGTCAGAGCGATGGTGGTTGCGGATGCCATGTCAGTTCAAGGTTTGCACAAGGTGGATCATTTCGGTGTCGGTGCGTTGGAAGCCGGTCTTTTCATAAACCCGCGCCAGCGATTCCTGTTTGCAAGTGGTCAGCATGACAGAGTATCCGAAGGATTTGGCCTGCCCTTTGAGGAATTCGACGATGGCCTTGATCGACCTGTATACGGATTTGGGCTTGGCCTCTGGGTTGGAGACCACCCACTCCATCATTGAGACGCCGATGCTGTTGTCCATGTAAAGCCACCCGGCGGCAACGGGACCACCGTCCAAGTTGGCTACGATCCCCAGCTTCGGAAGCACGGCCAGCGGCACGGCATTCCACCCGTGGCTTACCCACCATTCTTTGACAATGGGGTAATCCGTTTCTGGATCGAACATTTTGAGAGCTGGAAAAATCTCACTCATTTCCGAAGGTATCCCACACAGGTTGAAGGGCGATGACGGCCATTGGGTAGGGAGCAGTTTGCCTCAAGGTGACATCTGCGTCGAATCCAAACGCACCGGCCAAGATCATTTTTTGGTCTCCGGTGGAGAGTGTGTCGGCGAGGGCATACCATTGGCCGTTGTTCGTGCTGATCTCCCCTCCCCGGCTCTTGTAGAGGCGGGCGATGATTTTGTGGATGCGCTTCTTGCGGCCCTGCGAAGTGCCGTCCTCAAGGTCCATGTCGAGCTTCATGGGCGTGAGCGTGCTGGTGTAGGGCAGGCCGACATATCCGGCGCTGGATGCGGGCAGAACGACAACTCCTAAAGTAACCGTTCGAGTGATGGGAGCTTGGCCCTCCTGCACGATGGTGACAGTTTTTCCGTTGAGGTGTGCAATACCAAATAGCGAGCGGCCTGCTGCGCCGGATGGGAATGCGGACCATCCATCGAGGTAGCGCCATGAGTTGGTTGTCTGGTCATCGATGTGTTTGCGCCAGAGGAGCGGGAACCGCTCGATGGTTCGGTAGTCCTGCCCGGAGACGGTGCGCTTCACGACCATCCAGACCTCGTCCTCGGTTTGGTTGCCGTAGATGGTGGCGACAGACTCGACATCGGCATTATCGGCAATGACATGGCGATGCCAGCCGACGACCTTCTGGTCACGCTCGTAGGTCATGGCGATGAGCGTGCCGTCTCCGCGCACGCACCAAAGGACGGCATCGGGCTGCTGCTGGTAGGCAACCTCGACGATCTCGCCGCTGGTGATGTGTTCGGCGAGCAGCGTGAGGTCCGGCGCGACCCATCCGTCCTTGTTGAGTTCGTAGACGAGTTCGCGCACCTTGCGTCCGTTGCGCTGGACGAAAAGCAGGACATCGTTGACCAGCGCGGCCCGCATGTATTTTGACCCGTAGCTCGACTGGCGGCTGGCTTGAACATTGGTGGCCGAGAGCGAGGCCGAGGAGTCGGCGCTGCCGATGGTCCACTCGTCGCCGGATGTGCCGATGAGGAGTTGGGACTGCGAATACATCCAGTTGATGCGGTTGCCCTCGGAGGCGGCGAGCGTGAATTGGACCGCATCGCTCGCGGTGACGCCGGTCTTGAAGTTCTCGAAATTGTCAATTTGGCTGCACCAGATCGTGTTTGGTTGGGACGATGTGCCGCCGAAGCAGAGGCGCTGTTCGTGCATGGCGACGGAGCGCGGGTAGCCGCGAGTCGAGGAGAAACTGCCGAAGGCCCAGTATTTTGTATTGCGCTGGTTGCGCGGCCCCTCGCCGAGCCACTTGTCCACATTGATCTGGGCGCTGCCGACGATGGTGGCGATACCGCCTGTGACCTTGGTGTCGGTTTCCAATCGGGCTTTTTGCACGGTGGTTCCAGATACGGACGCCCAATCCAGAATGCGGATTTTGAGGCCGCAGCGTTCGGATTCCGTGCCGCTCGCGATGATATTGCGATCCGCTGCCACAGCATATTCCTTCACGATCTCCATCTTCGTGAGGTTCTCCGGGTAGATGTCGAGATAGCCGGTTTGCGTGTTGCCGGTGATCGGGTAGGAGTAGCTGTGCTGGTCGATGTAAGTAATGACCGCTCCGTGTGTGGCGTAGTTGTTTGCGGCCAATCCATCGCCCACGCAGATGAAGTTTCCGTTTTGCCAGCCGTGGAAGGGATGGTAGACGGTGACGGTGTTGGTATTGCGGATGGCCGTGGCCACGATGCGGCCTGCCGAAAAGACATCCGCCGGGACACGCAGGAGTTGGAGTGTGGCCGTCCAAGTGCCGGAGGTGCTGAAATCCCATCCGCCTTCCACGGCCAGCGTGGTGGAGACATAGTTGCCGGTGATGACCTGCTCGGCGTAGAAGTTTGGCTTCTGCCACTTGAGTTCCACTTGCGAACCAATTGTCGAAGAGGGGAAAAGGCCACTTCCGGCGCTGACCGAGTATTTGCCCATTTCGTTGAGTGGGATCGGGAATTGCGACCACTTGCCAGCGGCTTGATCCACGCCGAAGTTCGACCCCGCCCGGTGGGCGCTCATCGCGTAGTAGTAGAAAGCCTGGTTGGCTTGGTTCTGCGCGGTCCAGTTCGTGGCGGCGAAGGTGGCCGGGGAGGTGTGGGCGGTCGCGCAGCGGTAGGCTATGTTGCTGGAGAGGACGATGTCGCCCACTGCGTAGGCGGTGCTGGCAGTCCATGCGGGAGGGCGAACATAGTCGCCGAGGATATAGCTTGTCCCGGCGACCCAAGTGTCTGGATTGGGGTAAATGTTTACGACCGTCTCGGTGGTGTTCTGCTCTTGGAGCGGAGGGTAATCGAAGACGACTGGGGTGAAGGTCCAGTTGTTGTCGGCGAGGCGGGAGAGCTTGTAGGGCGGGTAGCTCGCGTGCGCGAAATACATGATATCGTTGATCTGGGCGAACTGGACTTCGCGCAGATGAGAGGCCGCATAAGGGGTGGGAACCTCAAGGATCGTCTGCGCCACCCAGCGTCCTTCGGCGAGGTCGGTCGCGAATGTGCCGGAGGTGTGGGCGCTTGTGCAGTAGTAGGTGACGCTGGCTTCGCGCACATAGTTGCCGACCGAGTAGATGTTGCCGGTTGCCCATGCGCCGGGGGTGGCTACGGTCACGGGAGCGCCGGTCGCCCCGCTCCAGAACCGCATGTAGCCCACGCCCATTTCGATGATGAAGCGGGTGGTGGTGCTGAAGTTGAATCCGATGAGGCGAACCTCGCCGTTGCTCGACGCAGCGGGGTTTTTGGTCGTGCCGCGAAACTCCGTGCCGGGGCGTCGGATGACGCCGCCGTAGGGGAGGATTTGGAAGTTCTCCAGCGTGCGGCAGGCGCTGCGGTATTTCTCCAAGCTCGTCCGGGCGTCGATGAAGGGGGAGACTTCACCGGCGTTGAACGAGGGATAGAAAT